GCTTGCTAGCAACACGCGGGCTTCGCCGTCAATCTCGTAGTACATGGCGCGCTCCCAGACCGTGTTGGTCCAGCGCGTTACCTTGTTGCCACCCGTTACGCTAGGCGCTCGCATTTCAATCGCAAAGGCTTGCAAGTCGTTACTGAAGTTAACAACCGTTAGGTTTTCATCAGGCCAGTACGACAGCGAAATGGTGGTCTTGTCAGCCGTAAGCGCAATGATGTCCGTGATGTCACGGCGTACGTTAGAAGTTAGGTCGTTTAGCGGTGCAGACTTCTCTTGAATGGTACGGCCAATAGAGCGCACACCAGAGTCGTCTACAAACAGTACGTCAGAGCCAATGTTAGCGATGGCGTCGCGGTTCACACAGCCAATACCGCTAATGGTGTCGGCTAGCACAATGCCGTCAGTGCCCGCAGGATCGCCGCTAGCAGCGTTATTGTACACCAATATAGACTGACGCCCCATGATGAACAGGGCGTTGTTATGTGCCACAATGCCTACAATACGGTCAGTACCACGGGGCCAGTATTCATTGACGTTAAGGATACCGCCAGTGTTCTGCGCATCGGCAGGCACAGCGCGCCCATCGTACCACTGCGTGGCAATGAGTAGGTCGCTGTAGTAAATCGTTTGGTAATCGCCGTTTACACCACTAACCCACAAACGCCCGTAAGCGGCTGCAGCTACGTCACCGTTAATGGCTGCCGCAATGGTGCCGCTGTCGTCCTGTGGCTTAATGTAGTCTACGTCGTTAGTACCAGTAAACAGCTTAACAAGCGTGCTGCCGTCATACTCAAGGCATTCGTTGCCGGCGCTGAACACGTACATTTTGTCATTAAAGCTAACAATCTTAGCATCAGCCAAAGCGCTGTCGTTAATCAGCGTCGGGTAGCTAATTTCGTCCAGCTCGTATACAGGACCAGAGCTGGTGGTAAGCTTGCAGATAAAGTAGTCGTCTTGCAGCAAAGAGCCAGAAGCGTTATACTGATACACACCAACCGTAGCCAGCACGTACGTAACACCATTGATGTCGCCGTTGCCTAAGCGGTGCGTCTTAATCTGCGTGTCCGCTACGCCAGCCGCTGCGCTATACGTTACGTTAACCGCAGTGGTAAACTCCGTCCAGGGCTTGCGCGAACCAATACGACCAAACTTATCCACAACAGCATTGTCGGCCACAACCGCAAAGCCGGGGTCTTGCTGAAGCGGAGAGTCTTCCGTATTCAGCCCTTGAAACCCCGGAGCGCTAACCGTAATGTTCTGTTGTTGCTGCGCCATTACACAGTCATCCAAACATTATCGTAGTCGTTAAGAGCAGAGTCCCATGCAATAGCGTCGCTAAGGTACGTACCGGCTAGCGCGAACAGCTCTGCTGCCGTTTGACCGCCCACTTCGCCACGCTCGCGTGCTGCCATAGCTAGCGCTGCGTACACAACGGGCTTACCGGGTACAAGCAACACATCATCCTTAGCGCTTAGTTCTGCTTGACGCTTGAAGCCGTACACGGTATAGTTGTATACGTCATCAGGTTTCGGGAATAGCTGTAGTTGGATGTCGCCACTGGCATCAACGCCGTTGACAGCATAGTACTTCGGCTTATTGTTTGCTGGCGATGCGGCTTGTCGCTTGCGGATATTCTGAAGCTGTTCTTGCTTAAGCTCCACTCCGTCATCCTTAATGATAGCCTCTATCTTACCATAATTTCCGGCATTTGTCAAGCTATACAGATTGTCGTCTGCAGCAGTCGTTACGCTCCACTCGTAGCGCAGCGCATTCCACGTGTGTGCATCTTCGACAAGCTGCTTAGCGTCGTTCACTAACGCTACAACCATGTCCGCTACGGGATCATCAAGACCCGTTACGTCCGTTACGGTGTCTTCACGTAACCGCTGCAGCACTTGATTCACAGCTTCCAAATACGTCATGATAACATTCCTCGGCCTTTGGCAATATAATCAACAAAAGGCGCCATTGCTTTCTTTTGGTAAGGCGTTAGCGTCGTGTATTGAAACAGCTCGGTCCACTTAGGCTTGTACGCTCTCGCTTGCGCTTGCAGCGACATAAGCCCAGTGCCCAGCTCCGTGCCCATTTGGCCCAGCGCTTCGCCAATGGCTTGGTCACGTGCTTGCCCAGCCGCAGCGCCAGCCGCTACTTGCTCCAAGATGCTAGCCTCTGACGTGCCAAGCTGATCCAGCAGCTCTTGACGCGTCGTGCCCAAGTTGCCAGCTACTTGCTCAACGGCTTGGTTAATGGCTTCATCGCGGGCCATGCCGGCTTGCTCGTTGGCTGCTACTTGCTCCAACACGCTGGCCTGGGCGTCTGCTACTTGCTGCTCAACGCTAGACTGCAACTCGCCAATGCGTCCGCTAAGCGTTTCTTCCGTAGCGCCAAGCTCTCCTAGCAGCTCTTCACGGGTTACGCCAAGTTCTTCCGATACCTTGTTAACAGCAGTCTCTAGCGCAGCGTCACGGTCCATACCGGCCTGCTCATTGGCTGCTACTTGGTCCAGTACGTTAGTCTGTACGTCCACTACTTGCTGCTCTAGCGTACCAATAGCGCCTTCAAGGCCTTCACGCGTCGTGCCTAAATCGCTAAGAATATCTTCAACGGCTACGCCAAGGTCTTCAGCAACTTTATTAACTGCTGTTTCTAAAGCTGCGTCACGCTCCATACCAGCCGCTTCGTTAGCAGCAACCTGCTCCAATACGTTAGACTCTACGTTTGTAACACGCTCTTCTAACGTACCAACAGCGCCTTCAAGCTCCGTACGATTGGTGCCCATCTGGCTAAGCAGGTCTTCAACGGCTACGCCTAAGCTGTCCGCCACACCTGCAATTGCTTCGTCTAACGCTGCGTCACGCTCCATGCCAGCAGCTTCGTTAGCTACCACTTGGTCTAGGATGGCTTGACGGCCTTCTTCGCCAGCAACGCGTACGTTCTCAACGTCTACGTTAACACTTTCTTGCAGGTCGCCAAGGTAGCCAAGCACGTCCATAAATGACTGATCGGTTTGGGCCGCAACGTCCGCAACGGCCTGCTCTAGCGCATCCGCTCGCGTTTGACCTTCTGCTACGTATTCATCAAGGCGGTCGTTAACAGCACCAATCAACTCTTCATTGCGCGTAACGCCACCTTGCAAGCCTTCAATAGAACCCGTAATGCCTTCAAGCTGCGTGTTAACTTCCGTAAGGATTGCTTCTTGAGAAGTACCCATTTCAGTCAGCAAGTCTTCGCGAGTGGTGTTGTTAGCTTCCGCAATGGCATCAATGGCTGCTTGCAGCGCATCAGTGCGCTCCATGCCTGCCGCTTCGTTAGCACGTACTTCATCAATAATTGCTTGACGTTCCGTAGCTGCCGTTTCACCTAGCGTTTCAATCTGACCTGCAAGCGTTTCTTCCGTAGCGCCTAGCTTTCCAAGAAGATCTTCACGGGTCGTATTGTTAGCCGCAGCAACGGCGTCAATGGCTTCTTGAAGCGCGTCGTCACGAGTCATACCAGCTTCTTCGTTAGCCGCTACTTGGTCTATAATAGCCTGACGCTCTTCAGCCGCAACGGCTTGTCCTGCTTCCATTTCACCACGAAGCGTTTCGTCACGCACCGCAATGTCAGCCAGGATGTTCTCTTGCGTAGTGCCTAGCTCACCCAGCAGCTCTTCACGCGTCATGTCCATAGAGCTTGCAACAGAATCTACAGCATCTTGCACTGCTTGCGTGCTGCTTTGTCCTTCTTGACGGAACACATCAAGCTGCTCAAGAACGCTGTTAATAGTGTCTGCATAGCTTGGCGGCAGCACTGGCTCAAAGCCATCAGGCGCCGTGGTGTCTTGCGTAATGTCTTCCGGTTGCGTAGGCGCTGCTGGCTGCTGTGCGCCTCCTGCTTGCGCTCCGCCGCCCCCGCCGCCTTGCTGCTGCGCAGGCGGAACAATAGGCGCTTGCGTTTCAAACGGCTGCTCAGGGATTACGCCGCCAGCACGGTAGTCTGCGTCGCTAAACACTTGAG